CGCGCCGTCGTAGCCTTCGAAGCTGTTTTCGTCCGCGTTGAAGCGCAGGTAGCCTGCGGCGGGAGACGCATCCCGCTCGGCGGTCGTGCCAGCAGGCAGAATAGCTGACCCCGTGCTAGAGGTGAGGTTTACTTTGGAATCAACTTGAGTTTGAATATCACTGTCAATACCATCAAGCTTAGAACCGTCAGCAGCCACATCACGACCATCAACAGTGCCAGTTACAGCTATAGAACTAAAGGTAGCCGAGGCCGGAGTAGTTGCGCCAATAACAAGGTTGTCTGCGCTTCCTCCGTTGATGTCTGGGGAGGTTAGGGTTTTGTTGGTAAGGGTTTCTGTACCCGACAGAGAAACAAGGTCTGCATCACTTACCGCAGCGTTGAACTCTGCCAGAGTGCCTGTAACCGTAGCCTCAGAAAGGTCTACAGTAATCGTGTTGCTTGCGCTGTCTACGGTTTTGTTGGTGAGGTTTTGAGTGTTGTCGGTAGTAGTAATAGTGGAGCCGCCGACAGTTCCTGCATCTGCTGCAAGAGTATCAATGTTGGCTGTACCATCGACGTACAGGTTTTTCCACTCTGCTCCCACTCCACCAAGGTCATAGGTATCGTCTGTTTTAGGGTAAAATGCCGAAGCCCCTGAAACATACTCTTGGTTAGGTCCTGTCACCTCGATAGGTGCTCCCTCTGCGGAGGTCCCGTCGTGAGTGTGTCCGGAGCTAGAGTCAAAGGCTGTTTCGACAGCGTTAAATTCTGCGTCAAGATCATCGGCGTTAATAACATTACCGTTGGCAATGTTGTTGGACGTATCTTGCCGAGTGTAGCCAGTTCCCATTCTTATCTCCTGTCAAAAGTGGCATATTCAAACACAGCGGTATCTAGGCTGTGGGAGGGGTTTGTGCTGTTGTCCTCAATCCTAAGAGAGAAGGTATTGCCAGCACCAATTACAGGTGTGTTGTAGACCTTATCTAATTCTTTCCCATAACTGTCTTCTCCATAAACAGAGTCCGTTTGGCCATATATAGCAATAGAGGTTGTCTCTAGGTTTTCCAATTTAATCGTGGGGGGTTGGGCTTGTTCATTGTAGTTCTTAATCTTGTACAGGTCAAAATTAAAGTCTACGTTTACACTAAACAAACCCCCTGTATCTACAAACAAAGTTAACTTGTAAAGAGTTTTTCTGGTTTGAGGGTCATCAACAGGCATGAAAGGTGATTCGTAAATGGCCTGAATATTTTTCCCATCAAAACTAGCACCCGTCTCTAGCCTGTAAACATACCCATCGTCGTTTGCAAATACAATAAACTCAAAATCTGGAACGTACCTTCCGTCCGCCACAAAAGCTTTGATACCCTTGGTATCTGCCCACTGAAAGCCTTCCGAGCCTTGGGCCGCAAACTTTGTTGCAATAAGTCCTCTAGATGTATTTTGACCTTCGCTCTCTCTGTACCCAAGGATTCGGTATTGTGCTTTTTGGCGTATAACCAGAGATGTGAAATTGCTGTAGTTTGAAATAAATCGGAGCGCGTCTTTTTCAATCAGTTGCGACGGAAGTCCGAGACCAAAGTCGCCAATCCTGTCAGTGGCACTCAATAGCCTAAGGCCATCCACAGAGAGGAACATTACGTCCCCACCTACCTCTTGGATTGTGTCCCCGGAAATGCACCCAATGTCAGTAGTAACCGGAGCCAACTGAAAATCTCCAACACTATTACCGACAAGGCGCTGAATGGAGTTGCGAGAAAAAATAAACAGTTGGTCTCGGAAGACTTTAAGTCCAGTAATGGTGTGTTCAACATCAATGTTACCTGCACCTGCGGCAGGGTCAAAGTTTGTCTCGTCAAAGGGGGCACTGAAAGAAAGAACAGGGCCTTTAGAAACAAAAACGTGCTGCTTAAAAATTTCTACAAACTCTGCACCAACAACATCAGAGGGGTATCCAGAGGGAAAACTCAAAGTGTCTGTATCATCTTCCCACACAGCGGGAGAGTTATTTCCATCTACAAAAAAGATTTTTTGTGTGCCGTTAAAGTTAAAGTCTACACCAAAAACTTTGCCGCCCAAGTCAGAGGCTTCTCCAAGAGAGGTCCAAGACCCTCCGTCGTTAATATAATACTCCGAGTTGCCGGAGCTATTCTGTCGGACAGCAATGACTTTAAAGGGGTTAGCAACCTTGACCCCCAAGACAGCACCAGTGCCGGGCAGAGCTTCATCAATATACTTTTCGTAACCTAGGATTTTTTTGTAGCCACCCTCTTTGGAAGGTTCATAGTTTTGGAGGGAGGTTGCAGAGCCAACAGCATTCACCCCCTGTTGCAAGGGACTAAGGTTGGAGACCAAACCTCCGCGAAACTCTACCGGAAAAGTTGACCAGCGTGTGGGCATTAGCGAACCTTAAGGCTTGTACGTTTACGGACAATCATGGGGCTGCGAACATAGTCATAACGGTTGATGTAGATAGTTCGCATATCCTCAATACCCCGAGTAAACTTCTGCAGGCTGAGGCTTGCCGTCTCTAGGTCTCCTCTGAACTGGTACGTATAGTACATTGCACCCTCTACAATAATGTGACGAAACTGCTCGGGGATTGTAGGCACATCCTCGGGGTTTTCCAAATCAACAGGAAGCCTGTAGTATTCGTAGACAAGCTCATAAGGATTATCCGGGGGAGGTACGACACCAAAGCTCAGGTCGGGAGTGCGAAACACATACTCGGGTAGGGTTCTAATAGACTCATTGTCCTCATTATACTCGTCATCTACGTATTTTTCAAGGTATTCTTCATAAGAAAGAATTTTCAGCTTTCTGGTTTCATTGTTAAAATCTTCACTCCGCTTAATTCGAAAAGACTCCATGTCCGCAGTCTTCATATCGGAGGGGAAAGCATACCTGACTTGACCTTCTGTAAGAGTGTCCTCAGCTTCAACGTGATTGAAAGGCCACTCAAACTGAGACTGGTTGATATATCGAATAGAGGAGTTAACTGCATCCTTCACCGAGGCATAGTAACCGATAGCACCGTTAAACGTATTTTGAGTGAGTTCGACCTCGTTGAGCCTACGGTTAACATCATTGACAAGTCCAAGGTAGTTGTAGGTAGACATTAACGATTCCTAATCCTCAGCTTTACTGTACGCTCTGCAGTGCTTCCTGTGGTGTCTGTAATACGGCAGTGAAATTTGTACTCTTTGTTGTTGGTTCCAAGACCTAGGTTAATTGTTGCGACAGTGGAGGTTCGTGTAGTAGATACGTTTTGGATTCCGTTGACTACGCCACCCTCACTGAATAAGGTTTTGTTGCCGTCCTCGTCGTCAACATACCATTCTACCGAGGAAATGTTTACCCCATTTCCAAGAAACCTAGACCAGTCTACACTATAATCCAGAGTTTCGTCCGGGTCTTTATTTGGCCAACGATAACTCACTACCTTACCTCCACAGTTCTGTCGCCAGAAGTTTTACGTTTGTCTGCGATAATTACAACACGAGATTCAGCAATTACTTTCACAGTTCTCTCTGCAGGAGTTGTGACCATTATGCTACCCTCGGAAGGACCACAGTCCTTCTCCTGTCGTACAACTCTTTCACGCCATTGAAGTCAAACTGTTGACCTGACTCCGATGTTTGGCCCACACCAGAAAAGCCCGAAACACTTGTAAGGCCCTCAAAAGCCCCCGCCTCAATCTCTACCCCGGAGGAGAAAGAGTTGATGGTTATGCCGGGAACAAACTCAACAACATTGGCTTTCACGAAACCAACAGAAGAGTTAGCTTGCTGCCCAGTCAGGCCCACAGTTGCCCGGATAATCACCGTGCCAATGTTTGAACTCAGCTCTTCCGAGTTCAGTTGGGCCTCGGCTCCTCCAGATTTTTGTACCCCTCCCAAGAAAGAATTAAGCGAGTTTTCTTTGGCTTCAGTGTTAGAGTCTCCGAAGAGGATAAGAGAGCCTGTAAAAATACTGGCGGAAACACTATCAGGTATTAACGTCGGCCCAAACTCGCCATAGACAGCCTCTGCGTAAAAACCAGAGCCATATATAGCATCCTCTGAACCGAACGTCACGGTGGCCATTAGCTAATCCTGATGATAGCGTTACTTGCGTCTGCGGCGGGGAAAGAGACGGTAAAGTTACCGGAAGTCGAAGTGACTGTGCCACCAAAGTCAATCACAGCAATGGCGCGGTCAGCCTTGGTGTCATTGTAAAAAATACAACCGTCAGCAGAAATGGTTGCGTTAGTCCAAGTGGTGTCTGCAAAATCTACAATGGCAACGGAACCGTCAAGAGAAATACTCGCAGAAGTTAGCGTGTCTCCACCACTTGTGTAACCAGTTCCGGTTACCTCGTCACTGTTTGTGGTTACGTCGCTGTAGTTTGTAGTAGAGGCGTTGTAAGTGCCAGAGGGAGAAGCTTTAATCAAAGCAATCTTAATGGTGTCAGTATCCAAATCGTGGACACCCCCAAGAAGCTCCTCCTTAAAGCTGTTACAAAGTGCCGTTGTGATAGCCATAAAATTTTCCTCTAAGAATGTTAGGGGCCACCCGAAGGCAGCCCCCAGTGTTATTAGCCGATCACGTCACGCCGGACTTCATCAGCACCCTTATCGGAACCGACACCGCCAACTTCCATGAGCATTGCATACACACGGACTTTGCCCGAGGTGGACACAGTCGTGGCTGCTTGGATCAGGAGGTCGATGGTATCCTCCGTACCAACGACGAGCGGAACACCCGTGTTGGCAAGCGTTGCATAGTCACCAGCCGAAGCCGAATCAAATGCAAAACCGTCAACAAAGCGGTCCGGGTCATTGCCCGTGATACCAAGATCAAGAACAGTGCCCGTACCACCAGCCGGGGTTTCA